AAGATGAGGTTGTAATCATTCGTCCTCAGCCCCGTTTCCGATTCGATCCTTCGCCCCGTTAACGCCTCCACGAACGACACCGCACCAGCCAGCCCGAATACCGGCGAATGCTTGATGGCGTTATCTGAATAGTAGTCGTAAACCATCCGCAACAGCCCGGACTTCGGAACCATCGAAAAACAGAACTCCTCCTTGCTGATCTCTTCTGATTCCTCCTCTGTTGGCACCTTGCACAACGCATCGAAGTCAACGTTGATCGGAACATCTAGGCGGATTTCCGGCGGCTTGTCGGCTGGCGGACTTCCTTTCGATCGCCCGTTGACAACGGCCTTGGTTAGCTCTGCCTCATCGAGTGGGGCAATCGATCGATTGTTCCACTCCTGCAAGATCGTCAGGACTTCAAAATCGGACAGCCTTTCGCCATGCTCGCCAATCATGGCATGGAGGTGCCCGGCATTGGAGAAAGCCGCGTTATTCCGGCTTCCAGGCTGTGGAGGATCGCACTTTGCAATGTAGGCTTTCGCCCGCTGGACCAAATCCAATGACGATTGGCCGAACGTCGCCAGCCTTGGTGCGGCTGTAGCTCGGTCTGCTCCGTCTAAAAACTCGCTGCAAAGCCAGCCGATAGCCTCTTGGCCATCATCGATTTTATCATGCCGACCAAATGCGTTTCCTGTCATGCACCAAAAGCGGTTGCTATCGTAGCACTCAATCCCAAGCTCTCGATTGACGGACCGGAAACCGGCAGGCTTCTTGCCCTTCACCAGTATCTTGATCCCAGTGCCTGATGGAGAGAATTCGGAATAGCAAACGCTGCGGAATGCATTGATGATCTTGCACGCAAGATCGCTAATAACCCCATCAACAATGCAATCATCCAAATCAACCCCAACGTATGGATCATTGGGCGAAATGACGAATGCGATTCGCTCGCAGTGCTCAACCTCAGCAAACGATTTCCAGGTCGATGGATCGTTAGATCGATCCCAAAAAACTTTCTTGCCGTCATTCAATCCCCATTCGACCCATTGCCGCAGGTCTTTTAGTTCCTGCGGTATCAGTTCCCATGCCATGGCGTACTACTCCCCAAATTGGAAGACGGCTTGCGATTCTTCTTTTGCTGCCACTTCCAGAGTTGCCAGATTCTTGACAGCCTGCCGGAAGTAGCTTGGCTTCAGCTCGATACCAACGCCGCGACGACCCAGCCGCACGGCCCCGAAGACTTCCGAACCTACGCCCATGAATGGCGTTAGTACAACCTCGCCGGGATTGGACCAAAGCTGTACGCTTCGCTGTATAACGTCCAACTGCAGGGGATGCTGGTGCCGCTCGTCCTGATCGTCTTTGGACTCCTCGTACGGAAGAACATTACCCAAGCGAATATCATCCCAAAACGCTGATGCATAGTGCCTCCAAATCCAATGGCTGTAGCGGTTCTCAGTTTGCTTTCCTTTCCAGTTTCGATACTGCAAAAGCTCTGCCGGAATCTCCCTTTCGCCAAAGTACTCAGACAGCCCGGTCTCGTTTGTCACCGGTACAGGATTTCTTCCCTTTTTGCGAAATGGAATTAAATAGTCCGCAGAGGCGACATTGCATTCGCAAGCATCCTCGACGATTGTACGATGTGCTAGGGCCTTGCTCATGGTGCGAAGCCTAACAGATAGCGGCTCCTTCCAGATGCATATCCGAGGTAGCATTTCAAAACCCATCTTTTCATGCAACCGAATGATATCGCCCGGAAAGTCCGTGTAGCCGCAGATGTTCGCACCCTGGCGCGGAACATCCATGCAATGCACGGCTGTAATTCTGCCGGGAAGCAACAGCCTCGATATCTGCTCGACGATGTATCCGTAGTGCTCGAAAAACTCCTCGTAGGTTCTGGCGTTTGATAAGTCACGAACCGACGAAGAGTAGTTGTAAAGGCATCCACCACCTTCGGTAGCGAACGGCGGAGAGTATATGCAATGGTGGATGCTTCCAGACGGAAGACTCGCCAGAACCTCCGCACTATCTCCGTTGTAAATTGCATATCGATCTGACATTTTTTGATCTAGGCAAGCCATGATGGAACGTTCTCCTGTTCCGGAAAATAATCCGACGTAGAAAGGTGCATTGCGTCTTTCATGTGCTTTACGATGGACGCAAACATCGTATTAGTCTGTTCTGTTTTTCTCTTCAGGCTTTCTAAAATCCCTCTTTCGCCCTCATTAACAATAAGCGACACGTTAACCGAATTCTTTTGCCCGAAGCGATAAAACCTTCGGACGGCTTGGTAATACTGCTCGTAACTGTGGCTTGGGAAGTGAACCGAATTGCTGCAGTGCTGCCAGTTCAGCCCCCACGCTCCGATCTTTGGCTTCGTCACCAATACCCGTATCTGGCCTGAGCTAAAGCCGGATAAGCACTCTTCCTTTTGCTCGTCGTTCATCGATCCATCGATCTGGACCGCACCAGGAATCATCTTCTCAAGGATGTCCGCTTCGTCATTCAGTTCACACCAACAAACGGACGGACCTGAACAGCCGGCAACAATTTCCGCCGCCTTCTTGCATCGCTCTTCAATCGAATTACGACGCTCTTGCCGCTCTTCTTGGAGATTGGCTCCCGGCAACGCAAAAAGCATTCCCGGCCTTACTTTTGCAGTCTCAACTACGTATTCCGCCTCCACTAGCTTCGGAAGAACAAACCGATCATCGCTGAATCCTAGATCTGATGGCATCCGGCACGATCTGGCCCACGAACAAACCCACGCCCAAAAAGGCTCCATGGCATGCCCTCGAAAGCGATACTTAGTTCGTCCCCAACCGCGTCCATGCTTGCTTGCTTCCTGCTTAAAAAACGTCGTAATCATGTCACGGAAGCCAAGCAGGCCAAGGGCCTCGCTTGACGTACCAAGTTCGTGATAGTCATTGGGGGCGGCTGTCGCCGTGCAAAGCAATCGATACTTGATCCGTCGAAGGAACTCGGTCACGTCGTGCTTGGTAGCACTCTTTGCGTCCTTGATGCGGCTTGATTCGTCGCAAATCACACCGGCAAAGTCCATCGGATCAAACTTCGAAAGTTGCTCGTAGTTGGTAATCCAAATGCACTTCGACCCATCAAACTCACCGGCCCTAGACCGCTTCGCATCAATCCCAAACTTTTCGGCCTCCTGCAATACTTGCTGCCCAACTGCCAAAGGAGTCAGCAACAATACTGGCTTGTTTTCTTTCTGAACTACCTGATCACCGAAAGCCAGCTCGATAGCTGTCTTTCCCATTCCGCAATCTGCAAAGACTGCCGACCGCCCTTTTCGGCATGCATAATCAAAAAGATACGCCTGAAAATCAAACAAGAAATCAGGAGGAGAACCAGGAACAAATCCCGCCTCATGCCTCCACTGACTCTTGCCTTTGACGAACTCCCCATACTTCATAACCCAAACCCCTTTCAATTGTTGACCCAAATTGACCCAAACCACCCACTACTCCCCCACCTCCCAGATACACTCCCGCTCGTCAAACCCAGTGCAATCAGGGCACCCAAGAAATTCTGTCATCACTTCGCCGATTTCCTCGTTCTCAAAAACGTCTCCACTTTGTGGATATGTCCACGAATCCACCGCATGATATTCTGGGCGTTTCTCCCACCAATACCATCCGCACGACTCATCCCACGTCAACCAGCCCTTTTTCAACGTCGGCGGATTCCAGGCGGGCTTGAGTAGCTTGGGGCGTGCAACCAGCGAACACCACGTCCGGGTTGCAATGGATCCGCTTGGCACGATGTCCCGGCGATGAGGAAAGTCAACAATCAATTCATATCCTTCCGGAAACATGCCCCTCGGCACCTTCACGCTGACCACTTCATATTCCATCGTCTCGACCCTCATCAAAAAGGAACATCTTCCAAATCATCCGCAACCACTGCGGAAAATTCCCGCTTTGTTATCCGCCAGAACTTGCCATCCTGGATGGCCCATATCTTGGCTGGCATCCTCAGTTCGTCAAACCGACCAACCGCAACATCGATCCGGTCGTTCAGCTCGTCGCCTTCAATCTCTGGCCCCCTGTGCTCCTGCCACCATGCTTCCGCCTTCTCTCCTGCGAAGCCTTCGTGGAGCAGGCAAATCCATTCGGACAACATCGGCCCATAGTCCGCCCGGATTTCATAATCGACGCGAAGTGTGTTTGGCTTTTCTGGATTCGTTCGATTTTCCCATCGCTGGCAACTCCAGCCCTCAACCTCGAATTCTTCCGGCTCCGCATAGACATTGCTTTTTTCATCCCGCTGTAGGTCGATCTCCTTTGGTTCAATCGGGAATTCAAATCCGCAGTGCTGGCAAATCTGCCACGCAATCGGCACCTGCTCTCCGCACGATGGGCAGGTCTTTAGCGGTGGCTTGCCCTCTCCCGGCTTCCGTGGATATCCATAATCCAAAGCATCCAACGGACCATGCCGCATTAGGTTTCCGCCATAGTCCAAAAGCAAACAATCCTTTTTGCCCTCTGCCAACCGGAAACCACGCCCCGGCATCTGAGCAAATAGCCCCGCAGATTGTGTTGCCCTAAACAATACAACCGCATCAATGCCGGGCGCATCGTAACCTGTTGTCAGCACCTCACAATTGACCAAGAATCGGACCGACCCGGACTTGTGGCCATCGATGGCCGCTGCCCTCTCTAGGTCGCTGATACCGCCATGGACCATGGCAGCATCGATACCGATCAGCTTCGTTACTTCTTCGACCACTTGCACCGACGGGCAAAACACAATCACCGATCGCCGCCCCGTTACGTTGCATAGGTCGACCATCTCAATAACCGCCCGCTCTAAGTCGCTGCCATGGTAGATGGCCTGCTGCGATTGCTCGCTATAATCCTTGCCGACCACCTCCAGCCGTGCCAAATCAAATTGCGTTTTGATCGGCACGTTTGTCATGGGAGAAAGCCAACCAGCGTCTACCAGTTCCTTAACCTTGCTTTCGTGACAAATCCGCGACCACATTGAACCTTTCTGGACCAATGGCCCACTGTCTAGCCGGAATGGCGTTGCGGACAGACCCACAATCTTCATTCGTTCATTGCGTTCCAGCAGGCTTGCAATCAGCTTTCCATACATCGAGTCGTCCGACCCGCTGACACGATGGCATTCATCAATCAAAAGTAGGTTGATGGTGCCGAATTCGTCCGCACGATTAAACACGCTGTTAATCATAGCGGACGTGATCCGCTTGTCGGTTTCTCGCCTTCTGAGTCCAGCCGCATAGACTCCATGGTCCACGTCCATGCGGCTTAAACATCCGGCAACCTGCGCCACCAATTCAGATACATGCGACACCAGCATCACGCCATCGGCTCCGCTATCAATTGCCCGTTTTGCAATAGTGCATTCGATTGGCGTTTTTCCGCCTCCGGTTGGAATGACGATGATAGGATGCCCTTGCCTGTTGCAAAGATGTTCCCAACATCGTTCTACCGCTCGCTGCTGATAGTCGCGTAACTGCATGACTAGGCGTCCTTCTTGATGCGAGCGAATCGCGAATAAACTCCGCAGTCTGAAATCCAGAAACTACCTAGCAAGCCGCCTCGCCACCACGCCTCGCCATCATTGGAAAATTCGCATTCCTTCCCAGCATCAGCAGTCGGCACCGGCTCCCGGTATTCCGGCTCGGGTGGCTTGGGTGGCTCGGCAGGCGCAAGCCAGTCAACCTTGAAAGCATAGCCGGCGAGAATAACCGCTGCCGACTGGTACGATTCGCTAAACTGTTCGACCTGCATCACCTTGCCGTCGTATTTGTCCATCTCAGCCAGCCACAACGGATCGTCATTGATATCTTGTCTCTTTGGTTTCGTCACCAGCACCCAATCCCCGACCTTCGGCTGCCATGCTGGCTTGGGTGTCTCGATGTCGTCCGTGACTTCGCGGCACCAAAGCACATCCGGGAAAATTCCAGCAGGCAAACCAAGCATGGAAATGTCGTTGTCCTCTAATTGCACCCAACCTCCATGCGGAGGCCACTTTCCTGGCTTATTGACTTTCGCGTTATACCATTCGCCAGCCTGAATGATTTCCTTGTCGCCCAGAATCCGCCATCGCTTCGGCTTCGCTGGTGGTGGGTGGTCGGCAACTGGACGGGCGAAGTAAGCGTGAAAACCAACAGACACCTCCTTTCCAAAATAAAAAGACGGCGCATCAATCCATCCCAAACCGTTTGGCGGATCGCTCGGCGGGTTTATTTTCGCGTTTACCCGATCACCCTCCTGAACCACCTCTCCCGGCTCAAGGATTCGCCACTTCTTCGCTGGCTCGTTAGCAACCCTCGGATGATCCCAATCCAGCCCTCTTGCGTCGAGGATCTTTTCAACTCTTGCCAATCGTTCTTCAATGCTCATGACTTGCCCCCGTATGCTTTGTGCATGAATAAAAGATGCTGTAAAAAATTGGTATCGCTCGGCTGGATGCCGTCCGACATGCCGTTAAACCGTCCGCATCTTGGGCATTCATCCGGCGCCGAATGCCTTAGCCCAAGATCACGGCCACATTGCCCGCAACGAAATCGACCATAAAATTCAATGACCGCATCCGGCCAGACGAATTGCAATCGCGGAAAGGTGTAATGGACAAACTGAAACAACTTCCAAAACCGATCCCGATGCCACTCTGCCCTAACCAATCCGATCGACCAACCTTGATGGTCCAACCGCCATCGCAATGCATCGCCAGCAACCTTTCTGTCGGCATGCCAAGCGACGCCAAGAACGCTTTCCATCTCTGGAACGCATGGCCGCTTCTCGCCATGAACGTAGATTTCCGCCTCGCTGTAGATCGCAACGCACTTTGGACCAACATACAATGCCCGCTCTTTAAGCAACTGGTCGATGTAAGTTGCAAGCCTGCCTGTGGTCCCCGTCCAGCAATTCGACGGACCGTATGTATTGCGGGCTTCCTCAATAGCCTTGATGTCGATAGACAAGATGAACCCTCCCACGCCAAGAAAGGGGCGACGGCAACCCGCCGCCCCATGAACCCATAAACCCAAGACACCATCACCAAGGCGGAACCTGTCCGGCTGGCGTTGTGATCGCTTCGCCGCTGAACGACTGCGAACTGCTCGTCACCAGTGGCTTGTAGCTCGAAATCCGATTCTTCGGTGCGTACCCTTCGCTCTCGCTGACGTCGATCTTTGCAAGGATCTTTTTTGCGTGCATCTGTGCCGAATCGCGGAATACTTCCTTGATCCCAGCCGCTGCCAGCAAATTGCCCAATCGACCCTTGGCCGATCGAAGCTTTTCCGGATCGCCATCGAAGACGTAATGGTCATCGAACACCTTGCGATTGTGTCCGGCGCCCTCAAAAACTTGCCAAACGAACTGCATATACTTCCTGCCGCCCTTCGTCTGGTCAACCTTCGATTCAACGCAAACCAAACGGTAATCGCCCTTCGGCAACACGCCACCGCTTTTCATGTCGTCGCTGTTCGGATCGAACCCAATTCCCAAATCGGCCATGCCATAACCCTTTCAAAAAGTCAGTCAACACTTTCAACGCTTGGCACCTTGCCAATGTCGTAATAACTGCAGATCGCCTTGTCTACTTCCTCCAAATCGTTGCCGATAAAATCGGAATCGAACATCCCGTAGGGGCTTTTCGTCGTGTCCGCTCCGTTGGTCTTCGTCGCGAATAGGTATCGCCCATCGATCGCCATCGCACGGAGCACGATCGAAAAGACTCCTTCCACCGTGTACTTTTCGTCAAGAAGCTTTCCAATCGTCTTGGCCTTGACCCGTCCGTCTTGCGTCTCAACATGCCACAACAAATAAACGCGGACATACTCCGGCAATGCCATCGAAGCTTGAAGAAGCTTCACCGCATCCGCTCCCATCTCGGAAAACTTGTCATACCCCCTTTCCTTGGCTCGCCGGAAAAATTCATTAGCCATCATGTATTGGGCGTCGTCCACCACAATAACATCGTTGCCACCGTTCACCGCTCGCCCCATCAGCGTAACGATTTCATCGACCCGATCCGATAGCCGCGTCTTTGCTTTCAGTTCCGGATTCCGAAACGGTAGCGGCTTTGGTATCGTCTGGATGATGGCCGTCTTTCCCGGATCGAGGTTGCGAAGGCTTGACGATTTGCCCGCCCCGCTTTCTCCCAGTATTAAACAATTGATGCTCACTTTTTGATTTCTCCTTTGCGGCTTTCTTTGCCGCTCTTTCGGCTCTTGCTTCGATGACTCTTTGCTTTTCTGATGCGTTGCAATGTTCGGTTGCTTCGCGTTCCTGTCGCTTGCTCGCCATCCTTCGGCTGTCGCGGCGGTTGAATATCCTAAGTCCCTGGCTTGCCCTCCTGGCGTACTCTTCAATTCTTGCGAGTGATCCAGCGGGCGACTTGGTTGGCTCGGTCTTGCCTGCCTTTGGTGGCCGCAGTTCCTTGCGCTTGTGCTTAACTTCGCAGTCCGGCCAATCAATTCCCGGCAACATCGCAATCAATCGGCTGTCTCCTCATCGGTTAGGATGGCAGTAAATAGTTCCATCGCTTCACGCTGAATGCCGCACACGGCGATGTAATAGCCAGCCTGCGCGTCGTCCTGGCCCTGCTCGATCAGCTCTCGGATCTGGGTGTTCATGTCACCCATGATCTTGATCCAGACTTTTAGCAATTCGGCTTCCGATGCCAATCGCCCCATCTCTTCGCCGAATGCTTTGCCCTGTTCAAACGCCAAGCCAACGTGCTTTCTACGCTTTGCTTCTTCCTCTGGAAATGCAACCACAATTCAACCCTTTCAGATGAACCCCAACCCAATCGGCGGAACCCAACCACCGAAACCCTTTCCATCTTTATCGATCTTGCCGAACCGTTGCAAGAGGGAATCTTAGAATTTTTTTCAAGTGTCCCACGGTGCCCGGTAGCCTAGCCGCCAGAGGATGCGGGCCATGTCGCTGCCAAACTGGTCCACGAATTCTTCGGAAAGATCCCAATTCGACGCATGCAGGACTTCGTGGATCAGCGTATCCAAAAGCAGCTCGCCCCGCTTGATTCGCTTGTTAATTCGGATCTCTGGCCCCGGTGCCGAAGGATGATCGCACTGGCCGCATGAATCCTTCATGGCGGCCTGGCGTAGCGTGTAACGCCTGCCCTTGATCGTGATGCGACGGACTGGGAACATTACTGCGCCCTCTGCGCGTCGAGCAGTAGATTTCCTGGTGTGCCGTGCACGTCTGGCGTCATCTGCAACCACAGCGAGCCGATTCCCTTGGGGCCGTGCCTCTTTTCAACCTCAAAGCCATGATCTCCATCAGCCCAGGCATCCTTGTATCCTGGTGCTCGCAGGTGCAGCTGGTCGTCATGGTAGATGATCCCTCGTTCGCTGATGCGTTGCCTGCGAATCGGAAAGATCCAGGAGTCGTGAGTGTGCCCCGTGAAAACAACCCTGGCATCCGGCGTATCGCAGGCGATTCGGTTCGTCTGAATCGTGCCCTTGGTCACTGGACCACCTCCGCCGGTGCCGTGGTAGTGATGTAGCCAAAAGGACCCTCTGTTCGCCTGGTTGCCTTTTGACTTCTTGAACGTGATTCGCACCCAGCCACCATAGCCCGATGTTTGCACTGGAGACCCTGCGTTGCGGAGTCCGACAGATAGCCGGTCGGTTAGGTCGGTTTCGTGGACGTCCTGAATTTTCGTTTCGTGGTTACCGCGTCCGAGGATCGCAAAGATTGACGCGAAAGGCGAGTAGAATTCGACGGCAGTATCGACCAAAGAATCGAGGTACCTAGCTGTCTGATGCTCTGGCCTGATGGCTGTCTTGTTGCTGCGTTTATCGTACTTCCCTTGCATCGCACAAAACAGGTCGCCGTTGTCGATCACTGGCGCGTTGTACTCCATCGCCTCTTTCAGGTGCTTCCGCTCAACGTCCTGGAGGCAATGCGGGTTGTCGTGGTGGACGTCAGTTCTCAGCAACATCCAAACCGACTCGCCCGCTGGCACATCCCAAAATGTGATTTCATTGACGTTTCGGCTCAGCTTTTTTAGCGTCCAAGTCTGCATCCGTCACCGCCTTTAGTTCTATGGATGTTTCGATTGCATGTTTAAGGATCGATTCCCACGGTCGGAATGGATCCAGCCAACCCAAGGCACCATTGCGAACGGCATTAAGTGCCGCTCCAAATGATTCCAACCACCGATAAGCTTTGGCATTCTCTTTCAGCCTGTCAACTAACCGCCCGAATTCGGCTTGGCAACCTTCGACGCCAAGTGCGTCCATCTCGTCGCGTAACTTGTAGCATCCGCAACCCTGCTTGGGCTTGACGCTGAACGTATCGCGGATGATTCGATACAGTACGCTTCCCGGTTGGTTGGTTGTGTCGGGCTTGGGTTGTGGTGGCTGGTATGGCTTCGCTGTCCTAACGTAGACGTTCTCCGCTCCAAGCTTTTTGGTAGCCGGAACGTGACAACAGCCAAAGATTGTGATTGGCTTGCTGGCCTTGTGAATCATTCCGCATTGTGGGCAGGCTTGTTCAATCATGTGCAATTCAGCGTAACGTAGACGGTGCTTCCCGGATCCAGTGTTGTTAGGTTGATTGTCGTCGGTGCCGGTGTTGTTTCGGTGTCTAAGCAACAGCGTTCTTCTAGCAAGCCAATCTCTTCAAGTAAAACGCACTTAGAGATAATGCACGGATCCCACTCGTAAGTAATGTTCGGCCATTGCCTACCAAGGCTTCCGCAATCATTAAGAATGCATCGGCTTTCCTCCCCTAACTGGAATTCTCCCGGACAAGTGCAATCCTCCGCCACACCATCCCAAAGCAAAGCCGATCCCCTAAATTCAGATTGTGCATACCATCCATCATTTCCGCTGTCGCAATTGCAAGCCCCTTCGTTGTTTCCTCCGGAAAGCGTCCCTGAGCATTGAGTCAGCGAAACGAATTCATGATTGACATGTAGCCCCGGCGATGGATTGTAATAGATCCACTTGTTCGGTGGATCTGTTGGCTCGGAGCACGTTTCGATTGTTAGGTTGGTGTTTGCTGCGCACCCTTCGTGCGTGCAACAGTGAAAAGGCACCTCCGCTTCTGTCGATGTTTGGCCCTTTTCGTTTAAGATGCCATCCGATTCGCATCTTTCAAACGGTCCGCACTCTAGCTCCCATACCATTCCAGTTCCGTTGCAGTTGACGTATTTATTGCATTGCTCTGGATCGTCCATTATCCCGCAATCAGAATCCTCCAGCGGGCAACCAGTGTTGACGTAGTAGCTATTCTCAAATGAATAGCGACTACAAGCACGATAGTAAAGCTGAACCGCAACGTACACTTCGACGCTGCCACCTGGCAGAAACTTCAAAGTCACACCGTAGCGTACTTGGTATTTAACCTTTAGCACGAATTGCAAGTTGTCGAAAGTGTAGGTGCGAATCTGGTAATCAAGCACCCCCGGCGGATTGCAGGCTTGCGTTTGACACAATACGCAACTAGGAAGCGATGGCGTCGGGCCTCCAAACCCAATGCCACCGCCCCCGCCTTCGCCACCACCACCTCCGCCCCCCCCGGTTGGCTCGCAATAACCCGGCCAACATCCAGTTCGACCATCCCACGCATGATCGATCGAGTAATCCAAAACCGTTACTTCCGTTTCATCTCCGCAAAGGGTGTAGTTAATCTCGCAATTGGTTAGGTCTGCGATTTTTTGATTGACCGGAATGGAAAGCACTTCCGATCCGACTTCGACCGTTACGCTGGTAAGGTATCGATCGACGCAACCAGAGCATCCAGCCTCTTGGCAACATTGGCAACCGGCAGAATATCGATTAGCCATCAAGCACAATCCTGGAAGTCGATGAACCATTTCCAACTGACGTAATCACGCTTCGCCTGAATGTACGTGCCGGCAGCAATGGACGTTGTAGACAAGCTGTAAGCCGTAACCGTCTGCCCGTTATAGTGTGCCAGCACCCCGCTGTCATTTACCCAATAGACGTTGACTGTCCCGGTCCCGGGTGTTGTCCCGCTTCTGGCCGTTATGCCACCAGTGGCGACAACTCCAATCAGCGTCCACGGATCGCCATAACCAGGCACACCCGGATGGATGCCCGACGGACCACCCAATCCGCTCGATGGAATCATGCGGATTAGTGCGTCGGCATCTTCGGAATTAAAGCCGAAAACCGGATCGCCGGCCATTAGCTTTCGATCCCGTAGACAAGCGTTATCGTTCTGGCTGCCGCCTCGCTTGATCCGCTAACTACCTTTACGCTGGTAGGATTCGCTCCGCTACCTCCAAGGATTGCCCGTGTTGCGGTAGCGTCCAATGCAATATGCCGGCTGGTCCCGACCGTTACGCTGTACTGTGTCGCCTCCTTGTAGACCGGCTTGAATGTAGTGCCGCCATCGTCGGACACTTCAAACGTAAACGCTGTTCCGGTTAGTGCGGATGGCGTCACAACCGCCAGCAGTGTCTTACCGCTCGGCACCTGCGCCGCTGTGCTCGTTGTTCCACTGGATGCAATCGTTACGTTAGCCCGCTCGATACTGGTTGCCATGTTTAGAACCTCAAGAATGAATTGAAGTCGATCGCCTCTTTGATTTCCTTTTCCATAACGTGAGGATCGACCCCCACGCCAACCTGAACGCCTGCGGACGTTAGCCCTGCGTCGATCGTCTGCCCCCTTGCGTTGACGCATGGCACCAACTGGCCGCTAACCTTCTGCTGCGTACCATGGGAAACAATCTTGTCCTTCCAATTGTCTTTGCGGTACTTTAATTGGTACTCGATACGCCAGCATGGGAAATTGTTGTAGGTTCCCAAGGTTGCCTTGCGGACCAATAGGTTCAGTTTCCACGCTGCAATGCTACGGAACGTTACGCTGTTGACCGTATCGTTCCGATCCATGATAGCATCAAGCGTTAAACTGTCCGGTTCGAACTGGTAGAAATCCAGCACGCTGATAACGCGGCTACGCATCAGCGGTTCGGCAAAAGGAATGCCAGCCGTATTGAGAATGGCCGCCCCTGCGTTATCTTTGGTCGCCGCCTCTTGGTACGTTTCGAACGTGATATCGTAGATCGGAATCCATGTTGTAGGATTCGGATTGTTGGGGTCGTTTGGATTCTGTTTCTGCTCTTCTTCCCCGGTTGAGAATTCAACCTTCACGTCCCAATAGTGCGGGTTGACTTCGGAGCGGTCGCAATCCTTGCTAATGCAAGTCCCGATGAATCCGCCGTAAGGAACGCCAACCACCGGCAAGCCGGGTGTAGTTAGTATGTTAATCTTGTCTTCGTATCGGTTGTCGCTGTAAACCAGCAACGTTGCACGGTGGACGTAGATAAGGTTGGCACCCTGCTTGCGGAATCCTCCGCTGTTGCCTTCCCGTCGCTCTCCAATCAGTTGCGTAGCCATCTATTAACGCCTCCGCTGTGCTGGTTGGATGTTGGCAATGTTGCTGCTCATTTCTTGGAGGATGGCATTGCTGGCCTGCTGTTCGGCTAGCTGCTGGCCTTGTAGATCGATCTGTTGTTGCATCTGATCAATCTGTGGCTGGATAGTCATACGGTACGCTTCGGCACTTCCAGCCCGCACTAGCGAAGGTGCCTGGATCTGTGGAATCGATCCGGCCAATGCGGCTCGCATGGCTGGCCCGAATTTCTCAAGGGCAACTTGTGCAAGTTCATCGCCTCCAACCAGCCCCTCAAACTGCGTCCGGAATGCTCGAACCTGCGATGCCACCTTATCAAACTCGGTGGCCGATTGCATCGCAGCATCACGACGGACAGACTCAAAATCCTTCATCGCCTGTTGTTGTTTGGCTTGCTGATCGACTAACGCTTTCTGCTTCTTCTCCCGCTCCTCAAGTGCCAACATATCATCGACGAATTGCGTTGCCTGCTTGTCGCTCATGCCTTCGCGGACAGCCTTATTGATTTCCGCCAACCGCTTGCCGTAGTTCAGTTCATCCTTACGGAACTGTAGGCTAGCCTGTTGATTCTTAAAGACTTCGTCCTGTGCCGCCGCGATTCCGGCTAGCTCTTCTTGCAACTGTGCCGCCGCCTGTGCCTCTAGTTCGCCTTGCGTTTGAACTCGCTTTCCGGCGGCTTCGGCTTGGCGGTTCATCTCGTCAATCTGCCGTTGCATCTCTGCAATCTGTCCGGATGTTTTGATACCAAAGAAGTTGAAGAAGCTATCCTTTGCGCTAGATAGATTGGTCGCAAATGTCAGAAGTTCTTTATTGATGCGAATTAGCGTATCGCCAATCAGAGCGAACGCCCCAACCTTAAACGAATTCCATACTGCTGCAATCTGCTGCATCTGGTCGTTTAATTCTTTGGCCGTCTGAATCTGTTGGTCGGTAAGTGGCAACTGGAATTCCTTGGCGGACTCCTTCGCCTTAGCCAGTTGATCGGCCATTTGTCCAACTGCCAAGGCAATCCGCTCATCACCGAAAAGTTTCATGGCGATAGCCGACCGTGCGGCTGGCTGTTCGATGTTTGCGATTGCCTTGGATACGGCATCAAACTGTTCAACGGCATTCATCCCGGCAAGATCGGAAATACTAACGCCGAGTTCCTCAAATATCTTTCGGCCCTTGCCCATTCCTAGCGAAGCCTCGCCAACCATCCTATTCAAGTTGCGTAGCCCCTCGGTAGCCTGTCCAGCCGACACGCCACCGGCAAGCGACAATGCAAACTCGAATTGTTTCAGCTCGTTGTAGGACACGCCAAGGATGCGGGCTAGGTCGTCCTGCTGGTCGACCTGATCTAATGCCGCCGCGGTAAGCTTGTTCATCCCAACATAGGCCACCGGCAACGCGGCTCCCAATGCAGCAATGCCGCCCGTTGCAAGCGTTGACGTGCTAATGCCCAATGCACTAGCCGCCCTGGTGGCTAGTGTGCTTTCCAATACCATCTTAGAAAGGCTGCCGCTAGCCTTGCCCATGGCCGCCGTTGCCTTGGTACTTCCAGCCGCAATGCTGTTGTACGCTTCGGCGGAACCGAATTCCATGGACAACTGGCGGTTGCGTTCTAACTGGGAATTCTGCTTGGCAAGCTCCACGCTCTGGCCTGCAACCGCATCGGAAAGCATTTCTTCGATCGCCAGCGCTTGCCGCTGTGCCTCAGTCGCCTGCTGCGTTTCGGCCCTTACTCGCTGCAACTCCGCTCGCTTCTTTTCCAGCGCCGCAATCAGGGCTTCGTCCGCCTGCTCGCTGCTATTGATTCGCTTTTCCAATAGGCCAATGTCGGCTTCCAGCTTTTGCGTCGGCTCTTGCGTCTCCCTCAGAATTCGCCGAATATGAGACAGCTCGTTACGTGCGGAAGTAGTATCCGCCGTTATGCCGATGGCCGCCGCTGCAACAGTCTTTGCCATCAACCTACCCCCGTTGCTTTCGCAAGTATGCTTCGCATCTCGTCGGCGGATTGCTGCCGCGTTATCTTTACCGGCTTGGCGGATCGCTCAAACCTGCTCGGCATGAACGATTCCCAGTCGCGGATCTCTTTTTTCATTCCACCAGTAGCCGCCACAATTGACATAAGGGCATCTAGCACGCTCGCTAGCGTAGCCGTCTGCATCCAGCCATCGCCAATCGGTTCCAGCAAATCGAACGCTTCCCAGAAGTCAATAGCGGCCTTCGGCTGGCTGTCTAGCCAGCCTTCAACATCGGCAATCCCCCACGCCAAGCAAAGCTTGGCGGCTAGCCGCAGCCTTGGGGATTGCCTTAGTCTTTTCCCGCTGCTTCGGTGTCGTCTCGATCAAATCCGCAATGCTTGAAAGCCGCATCATATAGATCGCCCATAACGCCAGCATCCAAAGCCGATAACAAATTCCATTCGTTGTCATCAAATAGCCTTCGGCCATCCGAATCAACCAAGCAACGAACCAGCAATCGCTGACGCATCGACGCCATCCGCTCTTTAGTGATTTTCGCTTTATCGAGGTCGAACCGCTCCGCCTCCCATGCGGACCACTCGGAAAGCGTCAGCGATTGCAATCGCCAATCGCCTTGGTCGAGGTATCGACGGCCAGAACGGGAAAGGATTTCTTCGCGGGTTAGTGGCATGGTCAATCATCCTCTCCGGTTGCTGCATCGTCTTCCAGGATCGTTAGTTTGGTAGCCGGTGCGGTTGCCTTGCCGCGCACCACTTCGACTTCCTGGCGTATCTTGTCCCAAGTCTGCTGGGGCAAGTTTACGATGGGCTGGATGTGTGCCCCTTCATGGTGCCCCACATAGCCAACGTGAACGCCATCGACGATCAAGATATCCTGATCGTGCGTCACCTCCACCAAACCTACCGCCGTCGTCATAATGCCGACGTGCGGCCTTAGCTCAATCTGCATCGTTCAACCCTTCATCAAGTGGACTTCGTGTAAGCCGGTCCCGTTGCACCCGTCCAGCAAATCACGTAGGAAGCTTCCTGGATGGTTCCATTGGCAAGCTGTGGGTAGCTGAACTCTTTAACGAACGCTGTTCCGGCGTAATTGCCCGCGGTCGTTTCCCCAGTTCTAATTGGAAACGTGATTGTCACCGTCTCGGACGCACCGCCGATTGTAGGAGGCGCAAGGAACGTGTCAAACAGCACGTTCACTTTGATATTGCCAGCGTCTTTTAGGTCGCTTGTAATCTTCCGCTTGAATCCGGTACTGTCCAGCGTCGAAACATCTAGGTCATCAATGCTTTCGGTCCATGCCTCGATGCTTCGCACCTTGGCCGCGTAACTGCTCGTTGCAAAGGTAATAGTCGCTCCGTTCCCGGTATCGCCAAGAATCGTAGATTGTGCCATCAGCCTTCCCCTTCCTGATAGTGAACCATCAAATCAAAACTGTTAACGTACCGAAGCTCTTGGCTTCCGTCGGTCGGCGGTTC